CACTAGCAGAAAAAGCTAAGAAGGCTAGAGCTAAAGGCAAAAAAGTTACAGCAGGACAACTAAGACAAGTCTATAATAAAGGTCTCGCGGCTTATAAGACGGGACACCGTCCCGGAACTACACCAAATCAATGGGCTATGGCTCGTGTAAACTCTGTATTGACTGGGGGTAAAGCGGCGAAAGTTGATGCTCATATTTTTGGTAAAGGTAAAAAACCAAAACCTAAAAAGAAAGCTACTAAGAAAGCTTAGATGTCTTATTTAATTAGCAATATACCTTTCTTTAAATGTTGGGTACGCAAAGAGTTTACACATAACCATGAAAAATATAGAGGTGAATTTTTACACGCTCATGCTTTTGCAGTAACTACAATGCCTGATAGAACGTTAGGTTTTCAAGTTGTTTTTACTGGGTGTGAAGTTGATGGAACAGATGATCCTAATATACATGGTGGGGCTATGTGGGCTAGAATGCCTTTAACAGCGTTAGTTGCTGATATACCCTTGGATACCATGCCTGATATTATGCACCCACGCTTTGCACAACCTTGGGATTGTAGTTCTCACCACCATAGTGTAGTTAAGTTAGACTATGTAAGTGTTAGTCCATGGGTATGTAAAATAGATAATAAGTTGCATATTGGTAAATATTTATTTACTATAGATTACAGCGAGTCAGATTTAGCAGATGATCCAGCTCAACATAAGCAGAGTCATGTGATACAACTGTTAAAAGCTGATAACTGGACTGGTAACATTGTTGCGTTACCAAATAACAGAGTGAGAGTTACCTCACCTGCTTTATGGGAGACTGGTGAAGGTGCTCCCGATTTTAAACCGAGTCAGTGGACTCATAATGCAGAGGAACATGAACAGTATATGGATCCCGATGTAACTTTTAATAATCTTTATAAGGAGACGAAAGAATGATGAAGAAGAAAAGCTATGCTATGGGCGGTGCTCCCAAGAAAGAAGCAATGATGGGCGGTGGTGCTATGAAAAAGAAAAGTTATGCTATGGGTGGCATGACAGATAAAAAGAAAATGTCAGGTGGTGGCAAAGTTGTAAAAGGTCCATATAGTTAATGACAACTTCATCCTCTACTAATTTTGAGTTAGACGTAGCCGAATATATTGAGGAAGCCTTTGAGCGATGTGGCTTAGAGGTTAGAACTGGATATGATCTACAAACAGCAAAAAGGTCTATGAATATACTTCTTGCTGATTGGGCTAATAGAGGATTGAATCAGTGGACTATTGAACAAAGAACACAAGCCTTAACTGCAGGAACGGCAGAATATGATTTTAGTACAGATACAATTGATGTGTTAAATGCAGTAATACGCAGAGGTAGCACAGATTTTAGTCTTAGTAGAATAGGTAGGGATCAGTATTTGAATATACCCACTAAATCAACAACTGGAAGACCAAGCCAATATTTCTTAGATAGGCAGATTACACCTAAATTAAGATTATGGGCTACACCAGAAAACAGCACAGATGTTTTTGTATATGATGCTTTAACTCGTATACAAGATGCAGATACTGCAAAAGATACTATTGAAGTTCCTTTTAGGTTTTATCCATGTTTAACTGCGGGATTAGCTTATTACTTAGCAATGAAAAAAGCACCTGATAGAATACAACTTTTGAAAGCTATGTATGAAGAAGAGTTTGAAAGAGCTTCTGCAGAAGATAGGGATAGATCTAATCTATCATTAACCCCTAGTAGTACATATTATGGTTTTGTATGAGTAGATTTGCTATTGGAAAAAGGTCTAAGTTTATATCCGATCGGTCTGGGTTTGCTTTTCCGTATAGGGAACGTGTTAAAGAGTGGAACGGTAATCTTGTCCATACTTCAGAATACGAACGCAAACACCCACAATTGACACCAAGAAAACCTCCTTTTGAGCCACAAGGATTACATCAACCAAGACCACAAGAAACAGATGATAACAAAAGGTTTATTGTATATACGAATGTTGGTTTAGGATTACTGGGTACTGAATTAACTACGTTTAGTGCTACAACTTCTTTAGGAACTGTAACAGTGAGTGTATCATGAGCTTTACTTTAACAACATTAACACAATCAATACAAGACTGGACAGAAAACGATGAGTCCACTTTTGTAGCTGAAATACCTTTTTTCATTAAAAATGCAGAAGAACGAATATTTAAAACAGTAGACCTTGATTATTTTAGAAAAAACGTAGAGGGTACTGCAACTAGTGGAAATAAGTTTCTACAAAAGCCCACTGACTATATGGCTACTTTTTCTTTGTCTTTACAAAATAGTGGCAGTAGTGTTTTCCTCTTACAAAAAGATGTAAACTTTATACAAGAGTTTAACCCAGATCCTACTGTAACTGGAATACCAAAATACTATGCACAGTTTGATGTTTTGAATTTTATATTAGCACCTACACCAAATGCTAATTTTGCTGTAGAATTGCATTATTATTATCGTCCAGCTTCTCTTACTACTGATGATAGTGGAACAACTTGGATTAGTACCAATGCTCCAGATGCTTTATTGTATGGTACATTAGTAGAGGCATATACTTTTATGAAGGGCGAAAAAGATATACTAGATTTATACAATGGTAGATTTCTAGAGTCACTTTCAAGATTAAAGAACTATGCAGAAGGTAGAAATTATTCTGATTCTTTTCGAGAAGGTTTGGTTAGACAAAGACAAACATGAGTAAACTTAAAAGCGTTGCTATTGTTGCTCTGGGTAATAGTTGTTCAGAGTTTTTAATGGCAAAAATTAGAAGTGAATCTTTTAATGAAGTATGGGCTATTAACTCAATAGCCTCTGCTATATTTCATGATAAAGTTTTTATGATGGATCCCCCCTCAAGGTTTTTAGATGGTAAGTTTGCGGGAAAACAAACAAATGCCATGAAAGAAAGATTAATCACTAAATTAGAAATACCTATTTTTTCATGTGTTTTAGATGAGCGATGTCCAGATGTAGTTGAATATCCTTTACAAGATGTGTTACAAAAAACCAAATATGCTTACTTAAATAATACTGTCGCATACGCTATAGCTTATGCCATAGCCTATGAAGCTACAGAACTGCACTTGTATGGTATTGACTTTAGTCATAAAAATGTACACTTTGCAGAATCAGGAAGAGCATGTTGTGAGTTTTGGTTAGCTATAGCTATTTCAAAAGGTATTAAAATAAACATAGCCTCAAGTTCCTCTTTATTGGATACTAACGTACCTGATGATGAAAAACTGTATGGTTATCATAGATTAGATGACCCAATAGTATCAACTACTACACAAGGTAGTATGTTAATCACTAAAAAATCTAAACTAGAGCCACCAGAGCCTTTAGATTTAGAATCCAATATTATAGGTAGAAAAGACATTAAAGGTTTAAGCTATGAGGAGAAATAAATGTTTGAATTAGGTACTTCAAAGGTAGGTAGTGTTAACGTTTTTACTTCGGATAAGGGTGGGTTAACTAACGAACAAGTGGCAGATTTAGCTCTAGATAAGATAGTTAGTATTTCAGATCAAGCACCTGAACATGTAAGACAACAAGCAAATCAATTTAAAGAACATGTCAAAACAGTACTGTATCATTATTTACTCTTGGCAAGGAAGGAAGAACGAGCTAGTATAGTTCATATCTTAAGATCTAATGGTCAAAAAGAAATGGCTGAATATATAAGGAGACTCTAATATGGCTATAGCACAAGCAATGTGTACTTCCTTCAAAACAGAGTTATTGACAGGTACACACAATTTTGCAACAAACGGAAACGCTTTTAAATTAGCACTTTATGCAGAAGGTGGTGGTGGTAAATCATCTACAACTGCTACACTAGGAGCGGCGACTACTGCTTTTACCACAACTGGTGAAGTAGCAAATAGTGGTAGTTACACTTCTGGAGGTGGCACTTTAACAAAGGTTGCACCAACTAGTTCTGGAACAACTGCGTTTACTGATTTTGCAGATTTAAGTTTTACTACAGCAACCATAACTGCTATGGGTGCGTTGATTTATAATGATACAAACAGTGATAAAGCTGTATG